CAATAAATTGCAATCTCTTCAATGCCCTGGGCTTGAACATTAACGTTGGCCCTGTCAAGCAGCTTTTGGATATCTTCTAACATGCTTGAAACATCAACTTAAAGGTATACAAATCCTCCCCGTGTATATATTCCAACATCAGTTTAGATTCAACCTCGCGGCCATCATAGAATTCCTGACTGATCATATCCCCAATCCAAGGCTTAAGTCTGTTCAGAGTATTAGGATTCTCAACCACCCCACTAACCACCGGGTTATCACCTTCAAACTCCAAAAATTCACTAATACGATGATAGTCACTCATGCTAGATCCCATTCTTCCTTCCAATCCCCTGTATCCAAATTCCAACGAAGATAGAAGCCGAAATGAGTTGCCCGTCTAACCTTTCTGCTTACAATCTGGAATACCTCAGAATTGTATTCTCTATGTATTGCCAACACTAAGTCTGCATCATAAGCCAACTGCTTAGACCAGGCAACCTCTTCCAATTCTGGTGGACGTTCCGAATGCCCATCTGCCATAGTGACAGCAGCGACATCTATAATAGGCACAGAATTCTTTACAGCCATCCTCTTGAATGCCTTAGAAAGATTCTTAGCCTTCTCAGTCTCATTCCTAGCGCCACTAGCGTCGTCGAACAAACCATGATAATCAAGAATAACCATATCAGGCTTATATTGATCGATCTTAGCCTGAACCATATGCTGATCAGCCGTATCCATTCCCTCTGTAGTTACAACATGAATCGGATGCTTGCCAGCATACGTTTCCTTTGCCCAAGCTTTATAATTATCAACAATGCCTGGGTTTGCAGTTACCAAATCCGTATTAGAGAAATGACCTTCACCATTATTTAGCAACGTATCAATACGCTGAGATTCCTGCTGTTTGTTCATCTCTAATGAAATGACCAGAGGGGTATAACCAGCACGCCAAGCATTTACGGCAAACAACCGGGCAACAAAAGATTTGCCAACCCCAGTCCAACCAAGCAGAACAACGAAGTCCCCGGGCTGCCAGCCTCCAAAAATCTTGTCCATTATTGAAATACCACTAGGCACTCCAATAATATCCCTATTCTTTTCCTTTGAACGCCTGAGAAGATCTTCAAACCTATCTTCCCATTCTTCAACAAGATTGGAGTCTTTCAATGAAGAGCTAACCTTAATGAGTTCACTAGCCCTAGACATTAGATACCCAATTGCCTCTTTAGGTCCAGCATCTTCAACTAAGTCATTGCTTCTTGACAAAGCAGTTCTAACCTGTTGTGATAATGACTCTTTATGAGCAACATCAATATAATATTGCAGCGGTTCTGTTACGTGATATACCTCGAAGTCTGGAAAATGGTGCTTGATAGTTTCCGAAGACGGAACTTTCTTATGTGACTCATAATGGTCCGCAATAAAGGACCAAATATCCTTTTGCTCAACAAATACATTCTTGACGTTTTCTGTCCCGCATAAAGCGAAATCACCATCAGTCACAATGGCATTGAGTAATTTAGTTTCGTAATTCAATTTGACTCCATCTTAAGTCTAGTTTGCTCAACAATTTCCTTGAATCTCTTTTTAGATTGTTCTTCAAATTTAGACCTTTCTATTAAGTCTTTAGATTTCAAAGCAAAATCAAAAACCAAAACAGCGCCATATGTGTCAGTAACAAACTTACTAACAGCATATTTCAACTCTTCGTAATCAAAATGCTCAACCAGGCTTTTAGCAACCTGCTCCTGCCTTGGCGGATCTGGAACAAACAACTTGCCATGTTCATCACACTTCTCCTGAAAGAAGTCTATCAAATCCTGCCCAGTTTGTTTCTTCGCCATCATCAACCTCCTTCCACAGCAACTCGAGTCTATCAAATTCACTGGTCCCAGCAAGGACTCCTATAGGAATCTCATTATCATCATACTGCCCTATCATATATGCAGCACAATTTAATATTACTGGACACTCCATGCAGAGACTTTTAGCGTACTCAATCTCCGCTTCGATATAACTCAACCAATAATGGCTACGGGCATTTGCGTTACACAAAGCACCGTCCAACTGTGGCATGGTTATTCCTTATCTAATTCAGAGAGTTTTGCCTCGATCTGTTCGTCAACCTTTTGCCAGAGTTGTGCCCACACCGTATCATTGTCAACAACGTCGGTTCTAACCTCAGCTCCAGCATCAAGCCTCAAGGACTCGTAGTTTCCTAAGTTCTTTGTGATGCCCAATGACACCCAAATCTTACCTTCTTTATGGTTATCACTCATTAAAATTCTCCAATGCTCTTTTACTCTTTTGATTTAGGTCCCTTATTCTGGACCTAAGTTCTCTACTGGTTATATTCTTTTTAGACGGACGGCCCGGGGGCTTCCGCTCTGAGAAGAATGATAGCATATCCGCAACATCATTCTGCGTATAAACCCTCCAATTCTTCAAACCGGAGTCTCCACCGACTCGTTTTGGTGGGGATAAGTGGCCAAGACGCTCGTACCTTCTAATTGTATCAGGCTTCCTCTGAACAATCTTGGCCACTTCCCCTATTGTATAAACTCGCTTCAAAAATAGATACGCATTATCTAATGGTATCTCAAGGATATCTTCAGAAGCCAGTTGTTTGATCTTAACCTTATTAAACTTTTTATGAATAGATAAAACCTTCACCAGATCAGGTCCATAAGCATAAACCTTATTAGGTGATACTTTAAAGTTCAAAGCGATCAGCCTTATCTACTATTTCTCTAAGGCTAGCTTTAGTTGCATTTTGCCATACATCTCCTGGTATATCCCTCGACCAACCGCAACCCATACAGGTTAAATCAATATATGTCGATTTTGCTATACCATTGGAGAGTATTCTTCCATTACATTTTCTACAATGAACGCCAGCCTTTTCCATTACTAACCCTTCGGAAGAGTGGCAGCAGTGCCGCCATCGCCAACCTGAGTAGCAACAATGCTCTTCAGAACGGAAATTCCTGCACCTACAGCAGCAACACTCGCAGCCTTTGCGCTGGCCATATCGCCAACAGTAAAGACAGCAAGGAAAGCTTGCGCTGCAGTCCAGATAGCCCTCTCAAGAGCATCTTTAATAAAAGTTGAATTTAACATTTTTCTCCTTTAATCTAGCCAGCAAGTGTATTCAGCCGTAACTATCCCATTTTCAGGATGCACGAATTGTAAATGCTGGGACGGTCTGCCAATAGCAGCCAGTGATTCCATAGCATATGTATTAGTAGACTCGGGACTGCCAGCAACCCTACACTGAACGGTATTAAACGTCATTTTAGTAGGAGTATGCCAATGACCACAGAAAACATCTTTAAAATCTTCTGCAACAGCCCCAACTTTCCAGCCATATATCTTCTTTTGGAACGGATAAAACGAACCAAAAGATCTGAACTGGTCGCCGTGGCACAGTAGACAACTATAATTCCCGATTCTGTCTACTGTATACCAATTTCGCTCCCCGTGGCCATCTGGAATATCAAATGTGATTCTTGGCTCAGATTCAAACATTAAACTGATAATCCTATACAGCATACGGTCAGCGTTTGTTTCGGGATCATGATCCTTTCTTGCTCTACCGCCTATGGCACCATGATTGCCAATAACGCCAGAAACATGAACGGAATCAAAATTTTCAAGCATTGTCCTAAGGAAAGTAGCCATTATCCTAGGGCCATCAACTGTGACCTGTCTATACAGACCGCCATCAATTAAAAACGATTGCCCTGGAAATATCAACTCTCCTTCTACAATGTCACCCAATGCCCAAACGTGTAGTTTCTTCACTGGGTGATTTTCTCTTTGTATATTAGTCAGATGTACGACCTTCTCTGCGAACTTTTGAATTCTTTCTTCGCACACAGAAGAATCATAATCTGGTGTTACCTTTGCCAACTGCCAATCTGCTAAAACAGCGACAGCAACCTCTTCCCCTTTAGTCCTTCTATCCTTTTTAGGAACAGGGACATTCGGGAAAGACAAGGTTGAAATCTCATCTTTAACTGCTCCATAAACAGCAGCAGCAAGATCATCTTTCTTATCCTTGACTTTGTTATATTCTGTTACTAACTTGTTATATGCGGCTCTAAGTTCGTAGTCATTACTACACTTATCACCGGTAAGTGGATCTGTCTCCACAGGGAAGTCTCCTGACTCGAGCCTAAAGCGGCAGACCTTTTCGCCCTCACAGGCATCAAGATCTTTCCTACATCTAGGATCTGCATATTTTTGATTATGTACATTGGGGATGAACTTGATTCCACATCCCGCTGCTTCACATACCTTCATTTGGCCTCCACAGATGGCTTCCGACCATCATACGCCGCTCTCCGACCCAGAACGCGGACCTAGGGAAGATTTTCCTGAGAGGTCCCGTTTCACTACCTTGCGACCTCTCCGCTTCTCAGCGGTCCTGCTTGCTGTCTCTCTCAACTTGTCCCTATGCTTCCAAGTTAGACGCCTACCCTCGCTATGAATAGCGGTATGCTCCTGAGCTGTGCATAAATACAAATTGGTTATGCGATTATCTAGTTTTTCTTCATTGATATGGTGTACTGTTTCCCAACTCGTTAGATACCTATCTAGGAAATCCTCCATCACAACACGATGTTCATACACATACCCACAAATATCGTTAGGGTGATCTGGACGAAGCACCCTTACATACCCTTTGTCGTCTATGTACTTACCCCCGCCAAAATTTGGATTACTGGCCCCATCGAAATGGTGGTCTACATGCCAATCGATACCCTCTCGTTTAGAGGGTAAGCCCTTAGTACGAGCCACAATCTTCGGCAGTCAATTGTTTCTTTGAAGTAGAAGAAGCATATGAGTTGTATGAGACAGTACCAGCTTCACGCGACATAAATACTGTGTACACAGCACTAGTTTTACCAGTAGCACCGCTTTCCAACAATACAGAATAGTCTCCTCCAGCAACCCTTAGACTACTTGTGGCATCACTTGGTGCAGCAAAATTCCATTGTGCAAGCATTGTATCAGAATTTGATGTTCCTTCGACTAATCGAAAATAATAAAGTCGCTGACCATCCTCTACGGCACCAAAATTGACACCGGCAATGCTGAATGTGATTCTAAACAATCTATTCGCGCCAATAGTCAATCGATTATCACCGTTTCTGTCGTAAGTAGTAGAATCATTCAACGCTATAACAGGGTCTGCAGTAGTGTCTGTCAAAGCAGATCCAGCAGTCCCAAATTCTTGACGAGCCAAAACGCCCTTAGCGTATGTCTGAGTCGTAGTCTTAATAGCCTCAGAATTTGTTGACATCTGCTGCAGCCTGTCAGAACTGATCGGAGTACCGTCGCTCCAGCTTACAGTAGAATAAGTTGTGTACTCTGCCATTGTATCTCCATTATACCATTATTAGGCTTCCAAAGCAGCCAATCTTGCTTCCAATTCCTGTATCGCTTT